GAGCGCACCTCTATGGCCCACAGTGAGCGCCCTAGTGAGCACACAGGGATAGCCCTAGAACGCAGCACAGGCCCGCTGAGGCGCTCTGGTGCGCACTAGCAGGCCCTAGCAGTGCCCTAGCAGGCCCTACTATGGCCATCTAGACGGCTAGACGTCCACCCCACCCCCTCCTTTTATGCGCCAGCCACCCCCTATGGGGGCAATTGGGCGCGTTCAGGGTGAGGGAGGGGCTCGCGTGAGGCTAATAAATTTCGGGTTCAGGTATAGACGTGCAGCCCCAAGAGATTTCCGGGTACGCCCAAACAACGCCCAGGTGCAGGCTAGAAAGCTGCCTGGGTATCCATAACCGTTATAATGAAGTTATAGTTACCAGCAACCACAGGGGAGCCTATCCCGACGTAGTCAAACACCACGGCGGTACTAGAACTCATGGACTTATTATACCGCGCCACTCCGAAGGTATTAGTGTTAGCTAGAGTAGCCGAAGCCCCTTCTGGTGCACCGTTGAACTTGCCTGGCGGCAAAGCTACAAAGAAGGTCTGTCCGGGAGTAACCACCCCGGCGGTAGTGAGAGGTGCAGCCGCCAGTGCTACGGATAACTGTGTGCTCCAGGTTATCGGGTTTACGTGACTAGTCTCACTTACCGTCTTCAATGCCTTAGGCAGAGTAGTATAGACCTTGTTGTTGCTGTACAGCACCCGGTTAATACCGCCCAGGTCATAAACCTTCTCAGACTGCGCAGAGAACACGTTGTCTGAGATATTCCAGTTACCCCCACTGTTGCCCCCAGATATAGCGGTACGTCCAAACGTAATCTGGTTGCCCTTGATGCTCAACAACCCGACACCCCCAATTACCAGCATATCATGCGTAGCGGTAGAGGTGGCTCGAATAACGTTAGAGTCTACAGCATTACCTGTGCCATCGTAATGACTTAGGACGGACTCACCTTTCCCTACATAAACGCTGCCATACATAGTGCTAATCCAGTTACTGGCTAGGCGCGAGCACATACAAGCAAAGTATACAGGGTTAGTGGTGGATGGTACCGGTATATCAATAACGTTATCATGCACGTCAATATAATAACCTTCACGTACATCCAAGTTACGGGGACTAGCAATCAGGGTGTTACCGGAGATAACTATGCCCTCACAGCAGAACTGGGACGACATCATCCCAAGAGGGGCCTCAGTGGCGGTAAGCTGCAAGTTCACAGCACAACTACCAATGCGGTTATCTCTAACAGAGTTGTTTACACAGTAGGACATACGTATGCCGATACCGTGAATCTCCCCAGTAGAGAAATCCGCGCCGCCACTTTGGTTGATGTAGTTGTCATTAAAGTTAGAGTACCAGACGTTGTATAAATCTACGCACACGTCAAAATAATGCCCGGCAACCCGGCCGCGGAACTCGCAGCCGCGCACATACGAGAATCGGTTAGACTGCAGTGTGCCGGACTTAATAGCAAAAGGTACCGCCGCTGCTCCTGGTGTAAACCTAATATCAGAGAACCCCCAACCAAGGCCCGCCACCTGAAAACCGCCGGTACCAGTAAGCACGACCTCAGCCCCTGGATGCCCAGTCCACAACTTCTTTTTTGCCACAGTAGTAGAACCAACCGGCTCAGTAATCAGAAACCGTTTACCGTCCCCGGGGATTATGATGGCTGTAGCAGCGGAGTTGTAGGCCGCTACAAATGCCGCGGTATCGTCGGTTACGCCGTCACCTACTGCACCGAAATCCATTACGTTTACAGTGTAATCCTCTACTACCGGATACTTTGCTTTTACTAAATTCATGGTGCCCTCTTGTTGGTTAAGGCAGCTACAGCTGCGTTCACATTCTTATACTGATTCCCGATGGCCTTGCTCTGCCACTGCCTGCGCTCCCACAGGCCCCAGCACACTTTGTTGCGCTGCCCGTTAATGTACTGGGAGCAGTCGAAGGTCCAGCGGTTGCCGCCCTTGTGCACCCACCCAGGCCCGGGGGACGTTTTCTGGTACTTGCTAATATAGCGCCAGTCCAGTACAGCCTTTCCAGCCGCGGAGTAATCCAGGTTCTTGAGGTGTCGCTTCACGGCACTGCCGTTGAAGCCAGCCACCCCTACGTTGTAAATGAAGTCTATAGACCCAACCAGAGCCACGTCAGAGAGCTGCATAGGAAGCCCGTCGAGGGCCTTTGCATGTTCCCCTGCTGACTGTATCAGTTGCTTCTGACAATCGCTCAGAGTGGCTCTCTGGCCCATTTTGACGCCCCTTGTCTCGCCATAGCAGATAGTAGGGACACCTGCGCTATCCTTGTAGGCAGTAAGGCTCAGGCCTTCGTTGTGCTGGACTACACCGGTAATAGCACCGCCGAGCATAGTGGCCCCCGTGAGGGCCGCAATAACCTTAGTCCTTAAACTCATATTTAATAGTCCCCTTACGTGCCTGCTCCTCTAGGAGCTTGAATGTACGCCGCTTGTAATACGCATTCCACGCCAGGGTTAGCACCGCGCACACAGTCGCAGTGATGAAGCTGATAGTGCTCCAGTTCCAGCTCATTAACTCTGCCAACCAACCTCCTGATACCGTAGCGCCGGTAACTGCTGCGCCTGCCCGGGTAGCGAGGTCCGACCCAACCATGTCTCCTACCTTAATCATCCTGCTGCCCCTTCTTCCTGAACAGCTTACGAATCACCAGAATGACCACTAAGAAGACCAGAGGAATGCTGGCCCCAGCTAATCCGGCGAGGATAAGACTGTAACTATCATTGTTAACTACCTGTAAGCGTTCTGCCTGGATTGTCCCCGTGCTAATAGTTTGCACCTGCTTCTTACTGGACGTATCCAAAGTGCCTACGTTAGAATCTGATACATCGGTTTTGTTGGTGGTGCTGGAGTCCACCTTGTTGTTCAGACCAACGGTTTGCTTGGTGTTTTCGGCACCAACCTGAGCAGACACATCCGGCTTAGAACCAACTAAGCCGGTGAGTGCAGAGGTCGCCGAGCAACCTGTCAGAGTAACCGCGAGCAGTAACCCAGCGACCAGTTTATGCATTAGCTAGCAGCCTTCACTGCGGCTACCGCGGCTTCCAGCGCAGCAATCTTAGTATCGAAGGCAGCACCAGTCTGAGCCACATTCTGCGGTTGCGTAAGGATAGCATACAGGTCCTTACTGAGAATGTTCAGCTGACGCAGCAGCTCCTGCTGTTGCGCTGAGGTTGCTTTTGCAATTGCCATGTGTACTCTCCTTATTCTGCCGCGTCAGTAGCGGCTACGAATGCACTCTGCAGTGCGGTGAACGAATCATCAAACGCTGTACCAGAACCCTCACCAAGGGGCATGCCTGTACCCGTAAGGGCGACATAACCAGTCTTGGACAGTTGCGACAGCATGCTAAATAGACGCGCCTGCAGCGTACCATCATCTTTAAAGGCTGTACCGGCACGGGTAGCCGTATAGCCCTGGGACTGCATGTACGTGAAGAACGTGTTCAGCTTAGTCAGGGCAGTCGTACCTACGAAGCCTACGTTGTAGTCCGGCTGCACCTGCTTCTCCAGGTTCTGGCACGTACCTACAATGGCGTACTGTACGTCCGCAGTTTTAGCTGCGATGATTGATGCCATTATCTTCTTCCTCTATGTTGTTTACCTCTGCCCCGGTTATGCAGACGAGCAGCTACACCCCGAAGGCCCTTAGACACTTTGCTCTGTGCCCAATCCAGCGGGTTCTCAATGAAGGCCCTAACCATCTTCTCAGACTCGCGCTCAGCCACCACTTTCTCATCTTCCACCAGGTGCCCGTTCAGCGTAGCCACCATCATGGCGATTGCGTCTGCTCGGTCATCCTTAGCCAGACTACCGCGGTCGTACGTGATGCCGGACAACTGCGCGAACGCAGAGTACAGCCAACGTCTATCGCGGGAGTATGCCATACAAGTGCTGATATCGTCGTGAATAGCGCGCTCATGCACTACCAGGCGGTGGCGGCGAGTAACTGGGCTGATTGTGTCGATTATACGACGTTCTTTCTGAGTGGAGTTGTTCAGGTCCCGTACACCGATACCTGCGAGACGTCGCTCCCGCAGACGGTTCAGGATAAGCATCGATACGGTACCGTGCCCCATGTTGCTCTCCACAACCATATCCGGAATGTCTAACTCTACGCACAGGTCAATCAGTTTATCAATGTTCTCTTCGCTGATACCTCCTTGGAAGCCACCTACTGAGAATAGATGAATGTACGAGTTCGCAGCACCCCCAGCAGCGTAGGACACTTCGTCCCCACCACAACCAGCCGGGTCCACCACCAGTACCTTATGCTGGTACGGCAGGTGCATGTCCCCGTAGAATGCCGGGAAGTACATCTGCTGACCCATAATCCCCTCATGCTCGTGCTGGTACAGGTACCGGCGGTCCGCGATGTAGGAGAACGTCTCCGGGGAGGAATCCTGGCTGCCGGAGTAAACCAGCATATCCGAAAGCTTGATACGCGTACGCATCTGGTCGGACAGGGTGGTGTCGAGCATGTACTGCAGCTGGAAGCCTTCTGGGCCGAAGTCCAGCTCCTTCTCAATCAGCGCATCCTCGTCATAGCGCCCAGGGTCCGTGCTCTCACCTAACGTCCCGTCGACACCGAAGCCGGTGCGTTTATAGCCGCGCTCAATAAGCTCCAGGATATAAGGAGCAAGTGTACTTCCATATCGCTCTTCCATTTCAACAGACGGAATGCGCCCAGGCCACACGCGCACCTCGAAGCCACGTCCCGGCAGGGTTTTATAGATACTGTCCTTGGTCTGTGGTGTACCCAGGTACAGCGTATCCCCGTGCGTACAGATAGCTGCGAAGTCTTTAGAAATCATCAGCAGCTGCTCACGCTGGGTTTGCGTTAAGCCGTTCTTGGTGGTCTCGATATCGTCTGGAATCAGCAGGTCCGCACGCTTACCCTGTAGGGATGCAGTGATACCTACACAGGCTACGCTGGCGGACTTATCCAGAGGTTTCAGGTCACAATGTACGTCGTAACCTTCAAAGGAGGTTCGGTCCCCACGTGTAGGGTCAGCCTTCAAGTAGCACAGCAGCGGCCAGGTTTCCAGCATACGGATGATTAAGTTCGCTACGTCGGACGCCTGCTTCTCTGCGCCAGACACAATCAGGATACGGCAGGATTGGTCCTGGATGAGCCGCCAGACGGCATACAATGCAGCTAGTGTAGACTTAGCCTCGCCACGCTGCGCGGCCACCATGCGCTTTCTAGGACCCTTCTGCATGTACTCTGCAATGTCAGCTTGCATATCCGTGAGCGTAAAGCCCAGGAAGCGCATACCAATATATGCGAACTCCCTGAAATTGCTTAGCGCGGCGGCCATCATCATCGCGATGTCCTCGCGCTCCTCTTTGGGAATACTGCGCGGATTCGCACTATAACCAGTAAGTTTCTGGTTGAGCATGCGCAGTCTTCGCGCAGTCTTCACCGATACCATTAGACAATTCCTTCTAGTAAGTCCTCAGAGTCTGAACCACTAATCTTGTTTAAAATCTCTTTCCTACGCGCCTCTCTGCGAGCAGACAGCTCGTCGTCAAACTCATCTCGTAGGTCCTGCATCTCCTCGGAATCTGCATCCGCGGTGATGTCATTATCCTTCAAGAACTTAGCAATGACCGACTTATCTGCTGCGGGGAGCGGTACCCCATCCTCTTTAGACTGCCTGACCTCTTCAATCAAGGCCTCAGTGAGCATGCGGTGCAGCTCTGAGAGGCGACTGCGTTTAGCCGCCCCTGCCATATTTTCTCCTGTTACGTTCCTAGCACCCCGCTAGTGCGTAGTGCTGCCAGTAGAGCATTAAATTTAGCTACTACATCCCCTGTGCCTGTTGCGTTGGATACAGCTGCAGCCTTGTCTAGATACGCCAAATCCCCCAAGGAGTCGGCCAAGTAATCTACGGATGCTTGTGTAGCGAAGCCATCCCCCGCAGTTACGTCGACCCCCAGTCGGGCGGCTACAATAGTTCCTGCAGGTAATGTCTCTGCAAACAGTATCGTATTATCTACAATCTCGAAACTGTAACCGCGAATCTGCCCAACCCCGTTAATCTCCACTACAGCCTTGGTGAATGCTAGGCCAGGAGTCACTTCGTCCGTATCCTCGGTCAGCACCGTGCTCCACAGGTAGCTAACTGTCTCTACCCCGCTTATAAAGGTGTTCTCCAAAGCGGAAGTACGGGCGCTCAGTGCGTCGTCCGCTGCCTTCCGGATAGCCGCCTCTGCCTGCACGGCGGATACCCAGGCTGAGTGTTCTGAGTCAATGCGCGCGTCAAGCCTAGCATCACCAACATCTACATAGTTCTTGGTCGCGGCATCCTGAGGGCCTGTCGGGTCCGCTATGTTAGTAATGCGATACCCATTCATGCTTATATCCCCGTAGAATCCGGGGATAGCCCTGCCCTCTACCAGCTCTTGAGCCAGGTGCAAGAACTGGGTATTTTGAGAATCTACGTTTACCTCAATGAACGGAGAGCCGCTTGCGAACTCGATGTACAGATACTCTCGCTCTGTCTTACGGATTAGCAGCACAGTCGTGCTTGCTGCCAAGGCTGTATTTAGCCTGATATTAGTGGAGCTGGTCCAAGTGTATCCAGTGGTTTCAACGCCGTCGAGATATACATGAATATAGGACTTGTCCAAATACTCAATATCACACTGGATATCCTGGGTACCAGCTGGCTTGATTTGCTCTTGCCAGCTGAATGCCATATTAATCGTCTCCGAAGTTATTGATTATAGCTCGCGTAGGTGCGAATTCCTGGATTAACGGGACCTGCTTAGTGAAGGTCTTGATATCCATATTACCGGTAGCCAGGTCCTGCACCGCTCCAAGCAGCCCTGTGACGTAACCCATAGACGCCAGAGAGTGTCGGGGAGAATCTCCCAGGAAGATATCCTGTAGCAAGGATACACCACCGATGGCACTCATACCCATTACGGACTCACCGATGAGTTTCTGGGTGTCTACGTCCTTCCCGTCCATGCCATGCTTAGCCATAGTAGCCAGCAGCATTAACGGGAACTGGTACGCCATAATGTGGGCTACACCAATCCACCCAGCATCGTTCAGCTCTCTACGCAGAATCTTGTTAGTGGCAGCCAGTGCGAAGCTCTGGTACCCTACAATGACTTTGCCAATAGGGTTGAACTGTGCAAAGTGTGAGGTCTCTCCAGTACGAACCTGCTGTACCAGGTAGTCCATCATACGCGTACCTACAACCTCAACTTGCATCTGCAGGTCCGGCTGGAACATGGCGCCAGGGTTAGCCTTGTTGGCAGCGATGGCACGGTCCGCAATTTCGCGGGTAAGCCCGAAACGCTCTAGACGCTTAAACGCCTCAGCATCGCCCTTGAACATCTGCGTAAGCTCGTCTGCCACAATACCGGAGTTCAGGTTAACCTGCAGCCGGTGCACCATACTCATGCCGTTGACGTGACGTGCAGCCTGCCCAACGTTCTGAGTGACGTTGAACCAGGAGGCCTGACGGGTCAGGTCCAGGTTATCGTCAGCGTACGTATTCAGCCAGCGGAAGCGCATCTCCTTCTGGATATTTCCCCGCAGCACGGTATCTAGACGAGCGGCCATATCCGGGGTCTTGATAGCCACGGCACCTTCCTTGAACCAAGGCTGGTCACGCATACTGCGCAGCACTCTAGCCATACCGAACTCCTTCATAGCCAGAGCAGTATCAGTCAGCTGATACAGGCCGGAGTTCTTGAGCATGGTGGCGTTAGCCATGTTCCCGGCTGCTCGCAGCAAGTCCGGAAGCTGCCCAGCGTCAGCAGGTGCCCCACCCAGGATAAAGTCGATGGTGTCATTAACGGTCTTCTCCCACTTAGCGGAATCCGCCAGTGCGTGCTTGGACTCGTCAATTATCTTAGCTAGCTGACCCAGGTCCTGTACGCCTGCATAGGCCATACCGACACGCCCAGACATACGGTTAGTGTATCCGTGCATAACCTTGGCTACGTCAGTATCCATCAGGTCCTGCATGCGCATGCTCTTTCCGTTAATCAGGTACTCTTTGTCCATGTTGAACCGAGTACGCTGGCGCAAGTTCCGCGCAGGGGATGTGCTGCCGGATTCGCGTACGTTACCAGCCAGGAAACTCTGGATTGCAGATTCATCTACACCAGCGCTGCGCATAGCCATAACGACCTCGTCGTTACCCATACCGTTAATCAGCTGCTTCCACATAGGACCAGACTGCCCAGCACGGCCATTGTAGATACCGTCAACCATCTCCTTAGCAACACGCTGCACTACCTCTGACTCCATGCTCGGGTACACATCCCGCAGGGCGGACCGGAACAGTGCGCGGTAGTCATCCAGAGTGTTACCCTGTGCGATACCTTGGCGCATCTTGTCGTAGCTGTACTGGCGCGGGAAGTAGTAGTCGGATTTAACCAACACACCATCATCCACTAGGCCGGCATTGAGCATATGCTCGTGCCACTTGCTAGCCCAGCCAGAGCTACGGTAGGCATCAACCAGCGGAGCAATCTCTGCATCCGGAACAGGCACAGCTCGGCCATTTACGTCCGCGCTATAGGCAGCATCCAGGTACTTGCTCAGGCGGTCTTCCAGTGCAGCCCGCTCGGCGCGGAAATTACTACGATGGAAGAAGCGTGAGAGCACCCCTACACCCTTATCCTTCAACGCGCCCAGGATAGCATCTTCCACTACGCTGGCGCGAGCATCCATCTCCAAAGTGAGATTACGCTTGTAGTCTACCACTGACGGGCGACGGCCGCCTACTGCGGACGCATCTGACACTAGCAGTTTAGCCAAGTCTTCGTTGCCTTGGGCGATATTATCGTACAGGGCAAACATAGTGGAGAGCTTCTTCTTAGCGCCGTCCAGCATAGCTTGGGCACGCTTAGCCTCGTTGAGGGTAGTGCTGCCCGCCAGGTCCTGGAAGGCCTCACTACGGAAGCTCTGGGCTTGGTCTGCATAATCCTTAGCTGTCCACTTAACTGCGTCCTCATACGCATCCAGCACATCCTCCAAGGCAGAGCCTTTGGCCTTGATGCCCAGAGCGTTCATGATGTACTCACCCAGTTGGCGGAGCATGCTCTTACCGGTGGGAGACTGCGTACGCGCCAGGTGCTCAACCCACTCAGGGCTGTCGCCTAAGCCTGCCAGCATCTCGTGCACATTACTTGCGTAATACCGCATACGCGGTGTCGGGGTGGAATCAGCTGCAATAACAGCGCGCACTTCCTCCAGGCGTTTAGCAATCTCGGGATTACTGTCAATGGCGCGCGCAGTAGCGGCATGAATCAGTTCGTGCACGGCCACCTTGCTTGTATCTGCATCCATAGCGCGCAGTGCATCGCCGACTGTAGTCCAGGTGCTGCCGTTAGATTGCTTAGGCGCGCGCAGGGATATCTCTCCCCGCCTAGCTAAATCTTGTTGTGCATAAGTATAGCGGCTGCGGTTTGCGGAGCCTGCTACTAGTTTAAAATCAATGTCATTTACAGCATCACCCAGCGTGTCCAGAATAGCCTTCTGTCCTGCTGTTAAGTGCTCAGACTTCTTCAAGAACTGAACTACGTGCTGTGCTTTCATGTTCACGGAGGCGGTATTGTTTCTCGACACTTGGATGCTTTCATCCAGTGCCTTAGTGAGGATTTCCTCTCCCTCTCCTACTCCGGTAACATTAGCATCCCTCGCTGTACGAGTTGTAGGCGCTTCTGGGTCGAACATAGGCTCACGCCCAGTACGAGCCTTAGCGGCAGCTTTAGCAGCCCTGGACATATCCCAGAGCTGGTCTAACCCAGCTACGCCCGCTATCAGTGCAGTTACCGCGGCGGACTGGCCCAGTTGGTCCTGTGCATAGAATGCAGTACCTACATCAGCAGCGCGGATAGCGGTACGTGCAGCTAAGCCCGCGCGGCCAGCAATACCGGCGGCAGACATCGGGGCCAGGATGAACGGGGAGTCGCCTACCAACATACCCGCGAACCCGGCTACTGTGTTGTCAGCCATTAAGCGGTCACGGTCACGCTGCTCAAGCATCTGCTGCATGCGGTAGTTGTAATCTTCTACCGACACGGAGTCGTGCAGGTACTCAATCTCTTCCTGATTCGGAGCATACAGCTTAGCCCGAGTATCGCTACTCAGGGTCTGCTTAGCATTAAAGTTCGGGTCTCGGTCAAATGCCGGAGCAGAGGCCTTGCGGATAGCTGCGGCGATGATGCTGTTGCCCATACCTGACGCAAAGCTCTCTGCGGCTGTAGTAGCTGGGGTCTTTGCCTGTGCCAGTAATGAGGCACGCTCCAGTGCGTTCAGGCCGCTATCTCCAGCATCATTCCAATCTACGCGCTCAGGCGCAGGTTTAAGTGTTGCGCCCTTAGCAGAATCCTTTTCCTGTGGATTCGGTTCTTGGTTCAGAAACTGAGCCATAATATCTCCTAAAAGAATTTTGATAAGGGGAGGCCCCGAAGGGCCTCTAGTTAGTGCGTTGCTTCAAAGAGCCAATCGCGTAGGTTTTGTTCCAGATACTTCTTACGCTCAGGTTGGGCCTGCTTGTACGCCGGGGTATTCCGCAGCGTTTGCCAAGCCCTACCCTGGGCCTCAGATACAGGGTACTGATACGCCCCCACCGGGGACTTAGCAGCCTTGCGTACCTGTGCCATCGCCTCTGCTACGGGGCCAGAGCTACCGTTACCGCCGTGATAGTTCAGGTCCACCATTACCTTTAATGCCTCGTCGGAGGCATTCAAACCCTGCCCCTTGAGTTGCTTCTGTACGTTCGGGATGTACTGCTTCTCCAGGGAGGACTTGAGGATACTGATGCCGTCATCAATGGTCACTTTCTGTGGGACAGGCATGCCTGAGTTAACGTGCAGACCGAAGCCTACACTGCCCTTGCCCTTACCTTCTCGGAACCCTTCGAACTTCATAGTGGTGGCTAGAATGTCACTAAACAGGGATGGTTCCAGCCCTACCGAGTTACGGCCATTTACTTGTACGCTGACGGCACGCCCGTTGTCGTGGTCGTAGAAGGTGGCAGAACGTACGCCTACTTGCTCGCTTCCAATCTTCATCTCTCCAGCCAGTGCTGAGTCATACGCAGCCTGCGCAGTAGCCTGAACGTCTCGAAGGTTTACAGACATCGTCTGGAAGGCGCCCTTCTTGTCGAACACGGTTACGGTCATGTTCTGACCTGCGTTGCCCGCGGTGGCGGCCTGCACTACTACACGCTCTATGTTGCTGGGGTCTGACATATACTGAACCTGGTTCTGTATATGCTGCTGCAGGGAGGCCTTGAATTGCTCTTGGTCGCCCTTATAATCACCCATGATAGATTGCACAGAGGTGCCAGCGGGCAGATACACATGCCTAGGTGCCCCGGCAATGTCCAGCTCCAGCTTACGGGATTGGATATTGCCTTTTAGCATCGTATTGATGTCGTCAGCGTCCTTCCCTACAAGGGATTCCGGATTGTGGTTATACACATAACGGTACTCCTCTTCCATAGCAGCGCGCGCTTCCTGGCGCTGGGCGTCTGCATCACCGAAGAAGCTGAACCAGTTAGCCGTGCCGCTTGGGTCCACCATCTTGTCCGTGGGGTTACTTTGGATATTGCTGTAGCGCCCACTCGCCTTATTCCTAGCCTGGCGGCGAAGATCGTCCAAGATAGTGTTGCTGGCATTATTTGGGTTTTGTGTAACAGCTTTCTGCACCACTCCACGCCACTCAGATGGGACCTCAGATAGCAGCGCCATCTTCCCTAAGTCCGTGCTGGTGCTATAAGCCTGTGCCCACAAGTTGATGCTGTTGACGTTCTCGCGGGAAACCTCGCCATCCTCACCGAGCTGGTCCAGCGTAGTCAGCGTGCGTGCCATATCCGAAGACATACGCTTGTGCGCCTCGTTGACGGCCCACGCATCCTTGCTGTTGCTGCCGTAAGCCAGCAGCTGCAAGTTCCCCTCCGGAGTGTCCGGGAAGTTCTTGAGCAGCTGCGTACGCGCTTTATCTAAGTCGCCCTTGAACATCCCTGCCAGAGTGGAGCTTGGCATATTCCCAGTAATCGCTGTGCGCAATGCCTGAGTGTCTGCTGCCTTCTCACGAATGGTCTGAGCCTTGTTCCAGAACTCCATGCTGGTCCCGGCGCTAAGTACATCAGATGCCGATAGCTCAATGACACGACTACGAATACGCTGCATAGTCTGTTCCTGCTGCTCTGGGGTCTGACCTTCGAGAGACTGGATTGCATCGGAGATTTCGAAACGAGCTTGGGTCTCAATCTGAGCACCGGCGCGCTTGAACTCCTGATACAGCGCCGCGTTTACATCCACGGAGTTGACGCCGAGTTCCTTGGTGGCCATTTCCTGCAGCTGGTTGATTACCAGCGGGTCCTGCGTCTGCTGCGCCACGCTTACCAGATACTGTTTGGCCCGGTCCAGCTTCTTGTTCTTGTCCAAGTGCTCAGCAGCCAGGATACTGTCTAAGCCCGTCTTAATGGACATCTGCGCTGCGGCACCCTGCCCTGCCTGCAGACGCTGATAGAACTCATCGCTGGACGCACTCAGTCCACGGTCGAGGGCACGGTCAGCCTGGGCCAGGGCGAACGCAGCACGTCCTTTCTGGAAGGCTGTATAGTTAGCCATACTGGTAGCGCGGAGCTGCTGCAGTATACTCGTAGCAGACTGCTTGGACATATCCGGGAGATACATACCGAGCTTGTCTGACATTGACTGTACGTGCTCTTGCTCCTGCTGCTGGAATTCCTCGTCAGTCAGCCCTGCCTCGGCAGCTTTCTTAGCCCGGGCGATGCTGTCTGTGCGCCACTTGGCTAGAGTGTCGTACGCAGCGGCGGATACGTAGCCGTCCTGATAGGCTTCGCGCACGAAGATGTTTTGCTTCTGTACAGCCTCGTCCTTGGAGGCCATTGCATCTACTGCGCCCTGAGCATCCATAGCGCCGCGCACTGTGGCGGCGGCGGCGTTCTCTTTTACTGCTGCATCAAACCCTATGCCGAAATCCTGGACGAAGCCAGAGAGCGCTGCGAGGCGGTTTGCTTTGGACGTGTCTACTGCTGCGTCCCCGACGGTAGAGGGTAAGCTAACCTCGTTGGCCTGCAATTGCACGCCGCCGATATTTAGACCCTGTCGGTTGGGTTGAATTACAGGCATTTACTTCCCCTTAGTTTACCAGGTGTGTACTTTACTGTTACCCTTGCTGCCCCACAAGTCGTAAGCAGCACCAGCACTCTGAGTTGCTGTACCCCCTTCGGAAGTCCCTTTGGATTCCCCCTCGGAGCCCTCGGATTTTGACAACTTGTCCCCGACGTACTGCCCGAGCAGCTGTCCTCCGAAACTTAGGGCGGCATTAAACATCTTATCGTAGCCGCTCTCCAGGTCCATGTTGGCTAGGCCACTATCCACAGCCTTGTCTACCATCATGCGGTACCCTTCTTCCTGAGTGGCCTGCTGGTCCCGGATGCTTGATTCCTGTCGGCCCGCTACTGTGTTTACAGTTGTTACGGCGTCCTTAACAGACGCCCCCATAGTTCCCGATGCCGCAGCCTGCAGCCCTACCTGGCTCTGTGCTTGCAGCTTCTGCTGTTGAATGTTGAACAGGGCAACCTCAGTCCGGTCCCTGGACTGGGCACGTTGCAGCGCGATGTCGTTTAACTGCTTCGCTGTCTGTTGGATTACCGCCTTGTTGCGTGCTTTAGAAACCTCAATCTGTGCGCCTGCCCCTAGCAGCTTAGAGCCTGCCAGGGCGGCAACAGCCCACCACATAGCCATATTTAAACCCTCCGTCTGCGTTGGTTGTAGCGCAGGATGTACGAGATATCCAGCACGTTCAGTTCCATAGAACCGTCAGTAAATAGCGACACCTCGGTTGTGTCTGCGTTTGTACGGCACGGCACGGTAATCGTAGCCAGGTCCATACGCAGAGTCTGCCCAAGCGTCAGCTCCTTTGAGTTCATCAGGATACCCGTTAGTTCCCCACCCCAATTGACGTCCCGAGGGGTGTCTAGTACCTGTACGTCGAAGTGCCCAGAATTACGTACCGCTACATCCAGGCGCAGCAGGCGCACGTGCCCACTTCCTACGAGCTTGTCATTCTGGTCCCGCAGAATAGGCGTAGTTAGCGTGAACGTACTACGGTAGCGTCTCCCGATTACGTAGGTACCATCAGGTACGCCGCGCACAACCCTTAGGGTGTTCTCCCCGGCAATCTCCTTGATGCCAACCTCAGTAGGCCCCATAGGGTTGCTGGGTAAGTACGTTAGGATAAGCTCTTCCTTGTAGTTGTCCGCCCACCCAACCGGGCGCAATACCGCCGGAACAGTGAACACCCCTCCCTGTACTTGAACTTGCTTCTGCAAATCCGAGTAGGCTTCGCGGTATTCTGAGCCCAACTGATAACCTTCACGCGGGTCCATAGACACAATCAGGAGCTTGTTGCTGGGACTGGGCCCTTGCATGTACAAGAACACCTCGTCCTCCAGCGCCTGTACGCTCAGGATTGGATACGGGAACGACCATTTATGCCACGCTGCCTGCATCTTAGCGCCGTCACTTCCGCCCCACATGAACTCGTAGACCAGCAGGCTATTGCGCTCTCCAGACATGCGCGAGAAGGCCATATTGGTGACACTGGAGTTTTGCATCTGCAATACCCTGCCTGGGATATACCGAGGTAGGTGCACCGTGGCGTCCTGCGTAGTGTACTGCGCTGCGGTGTAAGGTGACGGGATTAGCTCCAGTATGCCCGCGTAGCTGTTGTTGCGCTTGTTTGGGTATATTACTGTCTGCCCCGCCATTACCGGAGTCACACGGCTATCACACTCGTATGTGCTGGTAATGCTAATGCTTGCGTTGGTAGGCGTAAGCACCGCAGAGCCAGGTACAACAGCCTGCATACTGTTAGCGAATAGGACCAGGTCCCGGTTAAACTGCACGGCAGTGCGGTAAACAGAATCCTGTGCAGACGCAGAGCTAATGCTGATACGGTCAGTATCCAGTAGGGACGTCACAGTGGAGCGGTAGAAGCGCTGATACAGGCCCGAGGCTGACATATCCACGGAGCTGCCACTAAGCAGAACCAATCGGCCCTGAAAAGCCGCAATGCCTGTGATGTAGCCATTTTCTACGAATCCTGGGTCACTGTTGTTATCGTCGTTGCCCGCTAAGCGCCCCTCCCAATCCCGCGCAATAATGTTATCATCCGCGGCGAGCTCTCTGGGCATGTTCGTAATCTTGGTGATGCTACCGTACGCCCCCACCTCAGACCAAGTGCGGGTGCTGTAGCTGAACCGGTACCACGCCGTCTCCGACGAGGCCGTACCTACGCGGCACATTGCTCCGTCAGCTTGCGCTGGGAGCTGCGCAGGCAGGTCCTGCTCCTGGTCTACACGAGACTGGTTGGATACCCCAGCATACGTATCGCCAGCATCAGAGGATACCACGCAGTTGCTCAACCCGTAGAAGAACAAGTACGCGCCGCGTACGCTCACATTCCCCGCTGGCAGCCCGTTCGCTACGAGTGAGTCTCGCAGTTGCTGAGCAACGTAGGCACCGGATACCTCCTCGGCGTTGCCGCTGGTGCTACCAGCAGCTGGTGCAGTGTAGTCCCCGGAGTAATCCGCCCCTGCAGAGGTAACGGTGACGTTCCAGCGTTTCTGGAATGCTACAGACTTAACGTAGAAGAACCCCGTGGTGCTAGGGTCGATACGCCCAGTATTGTCCACGGTTGTGTTCGGAGCCATCTCAGTATTCAGGATATAAGTCAATCCAGCAATACTTGCGGTCTGCAAAGAGGTCTGGCCTACGGTGGTAACAAAGTACGGGTCATTGCCGGAATTAAGGATGGTCTTTCCATTCTTAGCCAGCAACCACCAGTTACCGTTGCTGGTGTTAATCAGCAGGTGCCTGCCATCCGTTCCACGCTCGACGTATTCAGTGAACATGGAATCAAGCCCTGGATTATCAATCGTGCTCTCCCAGACAATCTCACCAGGAGGTCTGCGGCGGATACCGGAAACCGGGTCGCTGAGCATGTTCAGCTGCGCCCCCAGTTGTCCTGGTTGGCGCTCTCTTGGGACCTGCTGGGATACGCCCTGTAGTAGACTCTGAATGGTACCCTCTAGAGCGTGTGTAGGTGTTTGCGCCATAACCTCTCCTTAAACCATAAAACGAGCGCGGCGGATTCTGCGTGCAAAACGGGTCTTGCTGGTGCTGAACTTCTGATTGCGCAGATGCTCACGCAGCACCATGCTCTTGTAGCGCTCAGCTTCCTGTGCGTAATTAGCGTAGTTGCTATCGCCGCCCAGGTCGTTTAGGTATACCTGTGCAGTGGTATAGTTCGCCACCCACATAGCTGCATGTTCCGGCAAGTCCTCAAAGTCCAAGTCCAGGACTATTTTGAGCTTAACGGGGCTGTAGAAGTATTGGTTCTGCTCTACCAGGTCGTACAGGTTCCCATCACGTACCCCGTACTTGGCGTCAGAGGCAGCATCGTACACAGCCAACTGGTTCCATGGCACTTTGATAAAACCATCAGCAGTAGGTGTAACTTCGCGCTCTACTACGTTAAACCAGAAGCCCGTGCTGAGTAATCCGCGACGGTTACGTGCAAGTGCAGAACGGGCTAACCCCGCACTAGGGTTACTGGTGTTGATGTCCATAACGCGAGACTCCCCCAGGGCTTCCAGCGTTAAGTTAATAGCATCGAGTTCTCTCATATTTGTTCCTCTATTAAAGACCCCTTGGACCTTTAAGACAGGGACAAAAAAAAAAGCCCCTGGCACCCGAAGGCACCAGGGGCGCGTATTACTCTTCCGTAGTATCAGCGGCTACATCAGCCGCCTTACGGGTTTTCTTGGTAGCCTTGCGGCCAGACTCAACCGAAGCCACCTGGATGTTCTTAGCTACATCGGTGGCGGCCTTAACCGCCTCCCGCTGAGCTGCATTGGCCTGGAGGGTCTCCAGACCGAACGTAGCGATTACTGCCATTGAACCTCCAATTAGGACTTGGTGGTGAAGGTGAACTTGGTCACTGCAGCGGTGTCCGGACGACGCAGGCCGATGTTGTACATCGCGTAGCAGTCCAGTACGTTGCTGAACTCACGCTCATCGTCCCAGATACGGGAGGTGAACGGCTTAGCCTCAACAGTCACCAGGGTCTTGGATTTGCTGAAAGTTACCATACGGCACAGCGCATCGTCAGAGGTAACGGTGTATGCAGAGCCCAGCGGATGCGTACCAGCAGCGGTCGGGAACTCGGTGCACTCTACTACAGGCACGCCGTTCATCTTCACTACACGGCGGTCTTTGTAACCGTCGTTGTTAGATGCACCGAAGTCCAGGTTCAGAAGCTTCGGATGCTCCAGCAGACGCGAATAGGTATCGACATCCACCAGGGTAATCATGTCCGCCAGAGGAGTCTTGCGCTTGATGAGTTCATCAATACCAGCCTTGTGCGCCAGGTTGATGTTCATGGCATTCGCTTCCATCTCAGCCTGGGTCAGTTGGGTGGCGGTGGTGCTACCCGGAACCAGGATAGCTGCGCCTACCTCGATACCGTCGTTGAACGCCGGTTTCAGGTGCGCCGGAGCAACCCAAGAACGGCCCTTGATGAGCTGAATCAGGTGCGCCTGGTCGAAGGTCTCTGCGAACTCAGAGCCGTTGTTCTGACCCATCTCGGTCAGGAAGTCCGGGCCTGTCCAGTCGTCCTGGTAATCAATCGGGTTACGGATATACAGCACCGTATCCACCACGATAATCATCTTATCGTTACGGACCGGGGTACTATCCAGCGCCTCACCGGAGCGACGACCCTTCACCGAGGAGGTGTTCAGGCGGTCAATACGGTAGGTGTTGGAGCCGCTGATAGAGCGCTGGCTGGAGAGTCCCAGGAATAGCGCCTGGTATTGAAAGCGTGTGTCGACTTCGTTCTGGTACACTTCCAGGTGAACGTCTACGTCAGACGCCGCGCCTGCCCAGTGAGGTCTGGTCAAGCCAGCTTTATAGAGGGTATCTGCCATATCTTACTTTTCCTTTTAAATGAGATTAAAGACCTACGCGCTTACCAGCTTCACGGCGTGCGAGTAAATCGTTATAACGTTGACTGAATTGTGGAGATGCCAAGCTACGGTTACCCGCTTCCTGACGGAGTTTTGTATATTCTGCACGGAAGTCCGCAGCAGATAATGCGTTGTTGCTGGCTACGCCCCGTACCATTGGATTCTGCGTCTTGATAAGACCCATATCCCGGCAGAAGCCTGCTACCAACTCAGCAGCCTGCTTGAGCTCACCAGAATTAGCTAGTACACGAGCTGCGTTACGCAGGGGTTCTGGGGCCTTGGAATTAAACAGCTGCGCTGCTACCTCCCAGTTCTCCTTACCGCCTACAATATCGTAAGCTTCCTGCACTGCTTTGGTGGCTTGACCAACCTGGTCTTCCAGGTACGCCTTAGCCAGCAGTTCTGCGTAAGCAGCGTGCTCTCCGAAGCGCTCCTTAATGAAGGCCGTATCGATTAGGTTAGGGTCCTGATACTCCAGGGCCTTACCAAGTGCCCGCACCATATCAGAGTCAGTTAATCCAGAAACTTTCTGCAGCATGGCTACCCCGGCGTCAATCGTCAGGTTGCCTGTCTGAGCTAGCTCCTGGGGCTGCTCCTTAGCGCTATCGCCACCCTTACCCAGGGCCGCTTTTAGAGCTTCGATATCCAGAGGAATCTTAGCAGGTTCAGGGGAATCTTTGCCCTGTTGCTGCTGGGTAGGTGCAGGTGCATCCTGCACTCCTTGATTGTTCGGGGCGTTAAGGGGGACACCTAGGCCCGGAATCTTAGGGCCGCCTTGGTTCTCTACCTGTGTAGTTTCTACGTTCTGACCGTTTTCTACGTTATCCATCTATGCCTCTGTTGTTAACTTGGTAATAAGCCCAGCTGCTTACCTGCTACTGTCGGGTCTGCTGCTGTCAAGCCCTGGAGTTGGTCCTGTGCTAAACCTGCGGACGCACCGGCGGATGCATCTTGAACTTCCTGCTTCTGCTGCAGCTGCTCTTCGGTGTACATGAACGGCTCGCTGACGATACCGTAGGCGTCGAAGTACCAGTCTACGCACGCATCCTTGTTGAAGCGCGGCGTAATCTGCTCAAGCACAGGGATAGCCAGCTGCATGGACTGTGCTGCCTCTAACAGCTTATCCGCTGCTGCAGCCTTAGCCAGTGCAGAGGTACCCACCGTAACGTTGATACTCACTACACCTTCGCTGAGATACAGCTTAAAGCGAGGGTACACCAGCGCAGTGTACAGGTACGCCAGCTTACGCAGCCAGGTATCGCTCAGGATACTGAACCCACCACCCATAGCAGCTTCCGCCTCTTTGGCATTCTGGCGAATCTCGTAAGCTGTGACGCGCTCACCCTGCCGGGAGTTACCAGTGTACATAAACGCACGTGACAGTTTCTGCTCGAGCATCTGAATGTTGCTGGCAATCCACTGAATCTTCTGAGCAGAGCCACCCTCGTAAGCAGTGACAGGAGACTTAGTGTTTCCGTTGGAACCGCCGCCGCCAACCTGCACAGCCTCTCCGGTTTCAGCCGTAGAGAACTCATCCACATCCAGGCCGGAACTAGAATCCACTAGTGGAATCAGCCGGGAGGCCTCAACCTCGTAGTTAGTTAACGCTTCCGACAGTACCGATAATCTAGCAAAGTCCCCAGCGTAGTCCTCTACCAGACCGCGCCCATAGTGCTCGCCGCTAACAAGATTCCACACCAGCACGTTGTAAGGAAGCTCCAGTTCAGGATAGGTGCTGCTGTCTCCGATACGGTGCCCGTCTGCTTCTTGGTACACCTCGTAGCTTACTACTTCTACGCCTTCCTCTGTCCGCTTAACTTTGCGACAAGCGGCAGTGTAGATATCAACGTCGCCATATGGGTCTTTGTCGCGGTAGAAGGTGTTCTGGAAACTCTCTGGCAGGTCCTGGACGCTTGCGCGCTCTCTGATAATGAGTCGCAGGACGTTCCCGCTGCCATCCCTTCGAACGGTAAAGTTACGGACTGAGTAGACGATGGACTTACCTGTCCGCTCATCAATATACTCCAACGCGTTACCTGTAACCAGCAGCAGCTTCACAGCCTGCAACTTCGCAGCATAACCGTCTTTCTCAAATACTTTCTGTGACGCTGTATTCTCAACCTCGGCCAGCTTAGATTCTGCCGTAGCCGCACTGCCTAGCGAACTAATGAACTCGTCCAGGTCCGAACTCTTGGAGAACCGGAAGAAACTAGTGCCCTGCGGGAACAACGCGCCTACAATCTTAGTAGCTGCAGTGTTGACCAGCTGCGCACCGGTGCTCTGGTAGTCCCGCTCCAGCGGTCTGCGCCTACCGTCCAGGGAATCGTCCCGGGTAAAGATAGTGCTGAGCGTCCACTGCGCGAACTTCTCAGAGGCATCCAAGACACCCGCGTCCTGGTCCTTCTTAAAGAGTTCTGCTAATGTTGCTTTTTGTTCCAAGCTACCCCCTTACAGGCCCAGAGGATTGCTCTGCCCTGCTTGTCGCCGTTTCTTCTGCTCAGACGTAATTGCATCTGCAGATGCAGAGGCAGCCCCTGCGGGGTCAATCTCAGCAATGTTATCTGCGGCGCTATTAGCCTCTAAGGCAGCCTGTTGTTTCGCTGCGCTGGCCTGTTGCTCTGCCAAGCGCTGCTGCGCCTCTAATCCTGCGTTGTCAGTAAGGCCGAGCATATCCGTGGCCTTGCCCAACAGTTTACCTAAACCACCACTCATTCTGACCTCACTAAATGATAAGTTGTTTTGTACGTGTTACTAGACGTGCTCCGGCTAATGGCGATACGCCCAGCGCGCATGCACTTGGCTATTGCGTGCAGGCCCTGCATAATCACAGACACTGCCGCGCCGTTGTCCGGTTTCAATACGAAGAAGTCTGTATACAGCACAGGCTCTACGTAATGACAGTCCTCTACAGCTTCTGGGTAGTAGCTGACAGCACCGACTAAGTCGCCTTGGGAGTCATAGACTCCTAGTATATACTGTTTACCCAGTATACTTCCCAGCACCCTCCAGTAGTGCTGCTCCGGAGCCAGGCCCCGACTAATGCCGTGGCCCAGTTCGTGCAGTTGCTTCACTGCGTCTGTAATGTCGTCGGACTTATACAGAACCTTGAGAGTGTAGTCGGAAGTTTTACTAGTGTGTTTTAACTTCATTCCTACTCCGGTAACTTCATTTATCAGCAGAAGAAGAAAGGAGATTCTAGCACTTGCCGGATGTCCAGGGTACCTACCTCAGGCATATCCAAATCCGTCAAGTCCGCCCCAGCTGCTGCTGCCGCGCGAGTGATATCCCCAAGAAGGTCATGCTCTTCGTAGAGACGCACAAACTGCTCGCGGATGTGCCGGTGCATAGTATCAACATCGGCTGCATGTGTAGCCAGGGAGTCGTGAATCGGCACAATGTCCAGACCCTCGGCGGCACATAGAACCATCATCAAGTGCGTACTATCCAGGCTGTGCACAAAGTTAGGAGCAATCCCGGAGGCTGCCTTGCGCTTATTGCAGGTCTTGAAATCCCGATTATGCACGCGCATGATTGTGAGGTTCATACAGTCAATGCGTACCCGCACTTCTTCACGCTGGGTGTAGCGGTTCATTACAAGCCCACCCAGCGGCGTAGTCCACTGCAGGTGCTGGCTTGCCGGTACACGCCTAGCGAGGCTCTGCAAGTACGACATAACTGCCGCAGCAGCAGGGTTTGCCTCCTCGATAGCGGCGCGCATACGCGGAGCCAGGTAGCACGACAGATTCCATAGACTGTTAGTGTCGGTACCTTCATACCCCTCAGCGCAAGCTCCTTCAAAGATGTAGTCACTGCAGCTGCGCACCGTGGCGCTGTAGAAGTAGGTCATACTGGGGCGCTTGGTCATGCTGCGGGTGATTTCGTTCTCTCTCCAGTAAGTGCTCTGGATAACGAAATCCTCCTTGTCCAGGTCCAGTATCACCTTCTCGTCCGTACGGCGCTTCACATCCATATACAGGTCCGCTTTCTTGTCGTTACCCTCCCAGTACAGGTTAGTCAGACGGCCGCCCACAGGGTCTCTCAGGAGCGCTGAGAGGTGCTGTCCACCAGAGTTTGTAGCGTCCATAGCAACCGGGATTCGGCTAATATACTCCTCTGGGCATCCAGAACGCACAGCATTAACCAGGTCGATAGCGGCAGCCAGAAAACACCAGGGGCTGTCTGCCTCGGCAAAAGCAAGGCAATCAAACGGTGAAACCACAAGCTCTTCGAGCGCTGCAAAGTTCGCATCAACCCAAGCTGCGCGGTCTTCGAATAGGGTTTTGTCATAACCAAAGCATGTGGCGACGTGTACCTTGAGCCAGAATAGTCCCCGCTCACCCAGGGGTTTTCCTCTGCCAAACTCAAGAAGGGCTTTCTGCAAATCAGAACCTTGGGGGTGCAGCGAGGACTTGAAGTACAGGCGGTAGCGCCAGTCCACACAAGTCGGGAAGTACAGGGCTTTCTCATCTTTGAATTCCTCTGCCATTTCCAACGTAGTCAGAAGGCTGCGCAGTTGCGATACACGCTTACGGTCGGCGCTGTACCATAGAGACATACGCGTCTTCCACTCACCGAAGCGGTCAAGCTCTTCCTCGGTGTAATTCTCTTTCGGAACCCCGTCCAAGTACCACTCAGGTTTCGGCTCCGGTACTGAGCGGGGCATACCTATCCCAATACCCAGGGCCCGTGCTTCTTGCACCAGTTCCAGTATGCGCTTATTAATACGGTACGGGGTTTCCTGTGCCTTATTAAGCGCTTTTTTGATGCCATCCGCGGACTTAAATGCTTCCGCTACTTCACGGAGACGAGCTCTGTCAATGTGCGAGTTATGGTAGGTTCCGCGATTGTCGATAGGGGTGAGGTACCCACCATCCCACAGAGTAGTGTGCTGCACCGGCGGTACCAGCATAGGCGGCTTCATGGTTACGGTATCAGCGGACTCTACCAGTTTCTGGAAGGCCTCCATAACGTCGTCCGCCGGATAGAGCATGCTCAGATTCCCGCTACAGTTCTTCCACTGGAACAGTCCCGTCTCAAACACTGCGGCACACAGCAGACGCCCTACGGAGATGTTCTGGGCATTGGTCCAAGGCTCGTGCCCATAGTGTACGTTCTCGGCACTGGCACGGAGCGTACGCAGTATGTGCGAAGGGGACTTCGTACGGCGCTCTGTGAGGTACTCATATACTCGGTCCATGTACGCTGGGGCTACGTTGCGTAACTGCAGAGCCAGTAGCTCTGACTGTACGTTTCTGCCCAGTGCGGACATTACCGCCTGCGCAGTCTGACGGCGACTGGCGGACTCGCCAGGGGCTACGCTGAACGCCTCAAACATTGTGCACAGGCTCAGTGTGGTCAGGACATCCAAGGGGATTAAGCGCAGGAACCGGCGGTATTTCCCACCAATGCCCGGGGCTTTGACATTTCGCATCTCCTCGATAGCGGCAGCAGCCACCTCGTATGCTGAGGTGAGCATACGCTGTGTCATCGGCAGGTTCATAATCCCACCATTCTGCAGTGCGTCCGTAATCAGCTTACGTGCCCGCTCGATTCCGCGAATCTTATAGGTCTCTTCAAGCTCCAGCTGGCGTTTCACCAGTGCTTCCTCGGGTACTACAACCGTATTCAGGGCGCTAATCATAGGCGCTTAGTCTCCTTGGTTATGTCCGGTACTTCCAACTACTGATTGCGACTTACCCAGAGGTTATACATCTCCAGGTAGTTTTTAGCGGAGCGTTCGTCGCCCCGTTCTACTGCTTTCTGCCACATCATGTGGCGCCACTTAGAGGGACTGCAATGCACGATAGGCTTCCTCTGCTGTGGGGCAAGGTCGTGTGTATTGCCGCGTACCTTGCACTTGCTTCCGCCCAAACCAGGCACCCTTTCGCACATGAAATGACACGCCTTTAAATCCGGATGTATTATTCCGCATGACTCCACGATTCTCCATGTTTACAGACCGGGGAACGGCTCGTAGGTTTGAAATTCGAAAGTCCAGCTTATTCTGGTTTATGTGGTCTATCTCCATACCCTCTGGGATTTCACCATGAACCATGACGTATACTAATCTGTGCGTAAGATAACGCACGCCTTTGAAGCACGTGCGTGGATATCCTGTAGTACTTATTTCCGTGGCGGCATCAGATTTATAACGGCTCCTTTTTACTCTACGGGTTAAGGTCCCATTCACGGGGTCATACACAAAAGCGGCCTCTAGTGCCTGTTTACTTGGTGTCAATACACTTACCTCGGTGTTGCTCGTACAGTTCTAAGTACTTATCAGACTTAGCAATGTCCTGCTCCAACTTATCCTTGTTCCCTGCGCGCAGCCGGTACTTGAGCCGGTTCCCCAGGCAGTATCCGTAGAACTGCTCTTGCGTCATGCTGCGTGCAATTACCTCAATTGCCTCCAGGTCCGGGAAGAACTGGTAGTGTTGTGGGGAATTTACTGCGTCAGGCATTTTTGGTGTATGCAGCTCTTCTGGTATGCCGGGAGCACTTACCCGCTGAAAGTATACGGGGGGCCATTTGTGGCTATCCCAACCCTCCAATATTAAAAAGCCGTCCCGCAGGTCTGTAACAGTAAGTGGACACCCATCCGACCTGCCCAGTTCGTGGCAGAAGTGGGTCCAGTGTGGTGTCCTATGTTGTGCAAGGCGCGTAACTACGTCACCAACTTTAATTTTACTCATTTAATAGTTTCCCGTGCTTTGCGTCGTGCCCGGGCCTTGCGGGCCTTGAGCTTCTGTGCCTGTGCCTGTTCTTCTGGCGTGCGCACTGTGTAGTATAGCATATCATATGGCTCTTTGCGCAGATACTTCACTAGGCGCTCTAGCCAGTTTGCTATCTCTTCCGTATTGTCCATCCCCAATCCAGCCCAACGGCCCACTGCGTTTACCACGCGCCCTTCTGACCCGTTGCACCCACGGTGTAGTGCCCCGCGTATGTGTCCAGTAACATGTGAGTGGTCACATACTACTGAGTTACCTGTGGAGCCTCTTAGGGTGAAGTCTAGTGGCTTGTTGCAGAGAGGACAAACCCCTCCCTGGTCCTTTGCTAGCTTCATAGCCACCGCCCTAACCTGGCCCCTGGTTATGCGCCTAGTACTCATACAGGTACCACCTCCTTGACGGAAGGGCCAGCCCGGTGCTTAGTAGTTGTGAAGCGCCTCCCGTCCACCGTAATCCACGCGGTTGCGTAACCTAAGCCAAAACCCTTGCACCCGTGGTCTATACAGGGTGTGTTTACCATAATTCAATACTCCCTACGCTATCCAAGTCAGCTTGCTCGTGAATGAGAGAATCCAAATGCTCAACAGTTCTTCGATGTGTTTTGGGTGCTCGTTCACGTAGCGCATCCAGAATAGTTTCAAGTTCATTATGTTTCCCCTCGTAGTATAACTCAATCGCCCTCAGGCTCATTTCCTTCGCAGACATCTTCGCCATTGTCTGGGTGCTCCTGTATCCACTGTATGTGCTGTTTATGGTACTCGTGCAGCGACTGCACCCAGTCACGTAGACTGGGAGTAGTCAACAGTGACATCAGATACTGATAGGCAGAATCTGATTGGGAGCGTCGCAGGAACAGGCATTCAGCCTCTGCGAGTACATCTTGATTATTTCGAGCGTAAGCCGCTACAACGAACTCTGCAGCGTCTTGCTCTGAGGTAATAGGGTAGATAGCATCAAAGGCTGTTCGCTTGCCGCAGAGCTTCCCATCAAGCAAAGTGATACCTTTGACGTTATCAGCATCGTCCCCAGCCAGCATCTGCCACCAGAAGAACTTCAATCCATGTGCCCGTACCGGCATAGCCTGGGTGTCATCCCACTCAATCCAGCCGAAGGGATCCTTTAGTGCAGGCCACACTGTACCGGTTGGAATATCAAATCTAGCCATGGGGCTGAGCCAGGAATCTTTATCCTGTGACATCAGGATGCCGCGTTCTCCGAAAGCGTACGAATCCATTACGAACAAGTCATCCGCCTCGAAGAAGTCACTGCTAACTACCTGAATCCCTTGCTCAGAATACTGGTCTGGGTTATCAATCAGGTGCCGCTTCAAAGGGGCCTTTAGTGGTAGCTCCTGCCGGTTAATGCGCTGCCCCTGGTAGGGTTTAGCCGTAGGCAGGTGCCAGCGTAAGCACTTAGCACAGCCTGTAGGCGTTAGATACGCCACTGCTTCTGAGCAGCCGACCAGGAACATGTCCTCAAGCACCAGCTGATAGAAGCGGCGTATTGCGGTATCCAAACGTTTCACCGTAGCGGCGGCCTTGTACACGCAAAAGTCCGCATCGTACAGCAGAATCTTCCCAGAGTTCTGCGGAGCCAACTGCGCCTCAAGCTGGGATAAGTCAACCCCGTTGATAATCATCAGACCCCCGTAACCTTCTTGACTAACTTACGCGCCCAGGATTCCCAAGCGAGTAGCGCCTGACTGTTTTCTACCTTCTCAAATGCCCAGCACAGGATAGCTACTGGCACTAGCGGGGCTACTAACAGGAAGTAAAATGATTTTGCAAAGAAGTTACGCATTCTCTACACCTTTAAGTGATCAGTAAAAGCATGGATTGCACGGCCCAGCATGGCCACGCCCTTAGATCCGCCGGCTACGCTGAGCGCCAGCGTCATTAGCATCAAGCCGATTGCAAGTAGTGCTAGTGCGGGGACTGAAATTATGTGGGATATAAATTTACGCATCATTTACCCTCCAGTTCAGATAGCACCAGCACGGTGCCGAGCATGTCCCCGATTACTTCCGGAGTACTCAGACTCTGGTCTGCATCGTAAATACAGGAACCAATCTCAGCCAGACCGATGCTGAGCGTGCCAACTACACGAATAAGCGCGAGGTCGTCGCCCCGTAACTTATCGGCATGTGCCGCAAGGTCGTTGTGCTCTTTGAAGGCGGTAGCGGCCAGCTCCAGGTCCATTCCGTACAGGGCCGCCAGTTTGTCTAGAGCGTCGTATACAGCGCCTAGCTGGTCGCCATTGTCGAAACCCTGAACGGCGCTACAGTTCACGTAACCTACCGCCAGAACCAGTTTCTTGTATGCGTCTAACACTTTATCCATTACTTATACCCCCAGGAATTTCGCTACTTCATCGCGCTTAGCGCGCAGTTTATCGGCCTGCTCGGAATGCTTAGCTGCTTCATCTTTGCTGTGCTTGGAGGCTTCTACGCGCGCCTCGGATTGAGCGGCCAGACGCACTGCGTCGTCTGCGAATTTAACTGACAGCTGCTCGTTAAACTGCGCTTTTGCATCGGCGCGTTTAGCTTCGGCTGTGTAGGCTGCGCTCAGGAGTTTGATAAGGATATTGATGATGTTCATAGGCTTCCTCTAAGGCCCCTAGGCGGGGCTGTATTAGTTTAGGTTAGGGTTGATTAGGCCTGAGGTGCGGCTGGTGCTGCAGGAGCAGCTGGGGTCGCAGGAGCAGCCGGAGCCTGCATAGCCGCCGGACTAGGAACCGAACCAGCGTTCAGCAGAATGTCCAGAGCGCTTCCCGGGAAGTCCACAGCCTTGTACATATCCTCCTGAATCCAGTTCTTGCTCTTACCGTCGTCGAAGGTGCCGTCGATGTGCAGGCTATCCCAGGTCTCTTTGGTTGGGTTGTTCCACAGAAACAGCTTAATCTCGGAGGCATCCAGCGCTGGCATCTTAATAGGCTCACCGGTGTTCGGGTCAAACTTCGGAATCGGGCGGATGCCGGACAGGTCCACGATGTTAGACTTCTTGCCCGCGGCGCTGGTGTGCTCATCAATCGGGAAGGTGAAGGCCTGACCCAGACGCTGTGCTGCATGCTTAATGCTATTATCGTAATTGAGCTTGTCGAAGAACTTCTTGAAGCCTGCGCGCTCAAAGTTACTGATAGCCATCGGGAACGGGCGGATACGCTTCACTTCGCCGTTAGGGCCGAACACTACAATGCCGATGCGTACGTTAGCCACTGCGGGCTTACCAGTAGGCTTACCGCCCTTAGTCGGTAGGCGCTTACCAATTTCCACGTACTCAGTGAAGTAGCCGTAGTACTCACCCTTCGGCAGCAGTACGTCCTCATACGCACCGCCCTGTGAGGTCTCGGTCATATCAACATCTTGCGTTTCGATCGCAGCAGCTACCAGGGAGTTCAGAGTGTCCAGTGCATTCATAGTCATATAATTACGTCCTCGTTTAGTTCAAATAATATTTACGTGCAGATGCAGGGCTTACTTATCGACCCTTACGCGCCGACTCGATACCGATAGCTGCTGCTGCAGCTATCCCGCCAGCCGCCAGGAGCGCCAGCAGCGGGACGATGCCGCCGTAGAACGGAAGCAGCACCCACCACCAAGACCAGGCGATAACACCAGCCAGTTTCAGAGTTACAAAGATAAGGCCCAGTACAGAACAGATTCCCATTTTCATTATTACCTCGGTATTATTTAGTACGACCAACCCAACGACCATCGTCGTCGAGCAGCATCGGAATTAACTGCGGGCAACCCTCGGTGATTACCATCACACCCATGATTGGTTTCTTGCGGGTGAGCCTGCCATAGGCAAAGGCCATGCTCTTTCGGTCAATCAGACAGCCTGCATACGCGCCAAAGTAAAGGGCAGTGCTCGACGCAGCATACTGTACTTCGAAACGACCATGCTCATGGCCCAGGACAAGGCTGGTGCGTTCGTGGCTCGCATTGAGCATGAAGTCACCACTGACCTGATGTTGGAATCGTACCGGACCGAGCGGGGTATTAAGCACCCATGCGTCAGCCCAGGACCACTCAGGGGCGCCGTGTTCCGGGAACAGAATATCACGGTATTTCTTGATGAATTGCACTGGTAAGCCGTGAGCTTTAGCGCGGCGATACACCAGGCTACCGTGATTCGAATCGCACACGAGTAGATTCGGAAATAGTTCATGCAGCTCCTCCAGTACGAGCTTAGCTTTCTCCAGCTCCACCCCAGCGCTATCCAGGTTCGGGTCAGAGTCGTGGAAGCTGATAGCGTGCCCATCGGTCTCGTCACCGACCTGCACCACCATGTCCGGGCAGTACGCATCACGTACGCTCTCAAGGAATGGCAGGGCATCTACGTGGGTATACGGAGCGTGCAGGTCCCCAACCACCAGAATGCGGTGACACGTATCCGGTACCAGTGTATTCCCAATATCGTCCGTCGGGCTCGGCTGGATTAGCTTACGTGCTTCCTGCAGCCCACGATTGGCGCGCGCCTTGCTGCCCTTGTTATCCATGAAGATGCTGCGCCAATAGCGTACCAGTTGTCTAGACACACTAATGTCCGAATCCACATTCCCGCGATTATCCAGCTCCTGGTTGTAGTATTGTGCGGCCAGGGCATTGTCGAGGTACTGGCCCAGGATTGCCCGGTGCTGCTCTTTGGTGAATAGTTTGATTAGACTTACACGCGCCATTAGTGTTGTTTCTCCCGCACCGTTACTTTTACCGGGGAGTACGTAGTGGCACCCCCATCCTGTTTCCTCTGGCGCTCCAGCTCTCCCTTGAACCACTCCCTAGTGGCGTATTTTATAAACGCCTGCAGCGCCGCGTCATCATCTAGTGAGTCCAAATAATTTTGAAAGTGCTCTGGTAGTTTGCGCGATTTAATCCAGTCGCGCATACCACCTAGCTCCTCCTTCGAGATTACTAACTTAGTGCTAAAGGCTACATCAATAAGGAATGTTTTACTCATCGTAACTCTCTTGTGTTGTTCCTACTCGTATCACATTAATTCTCTGGGAATCACAGAATCAAGCCAGAGTCAACAAATAATTTTATTTAATTATTTAGTTGACCCCTAGTATATTTCCATGCTACCCTAACCCCCTACACCACCCAAGGGTACACCTATCACTACTCCGCGATGAGCTTGTACTCTCCAGCGAAGAAGGTGATGCCGTCCCCAGGCTTCTCGGAGTTGCTGTCCGGATTGAGTAGCTCCACCTCGCCGAATTCAACGTCGTAAGATATCACGCGATGCTGAGTACCCGGTGCAAAGTAGGCACGATGTCGTGGGTCGATAGGCTCCGGCCCAAGTTCCAGCATCTCCACAATACTGCCAGGTTTGATAGTCATTCTACTTTCTCCTTACTGTACATGCTAGTACCCATCTCAGCTTCCGCCGGAAAGGGCACCTCACCAATGATGCCGTAGTTAGGCCAGAGCTGGTGGATACGCTTAGGTGCATCCTCCATGCACTGCTTAACCAGTAGGCTCGCCTCACGTCCAACCTCCGGGTTGGCGCTGTCCAGATACAACGCATCGTGCACGTTCGTAATCAGGCACACCTGATTGTCGAACCAGTCACGGGCCAAGAGTGTACGAAGAACCATACCGGCTGCTACTGCCATCAGGAAGAATGCTTCCCCCTGGCACCAGTAGTTTGCCATCTCAGTTTCCTTGTAGTCCATTACCTTCTGCTTACGCTGCCCGGGCACAACCTCCTTCCACTGCTCCTTCTGGCGGAAACTGTAGCGGGCACCAGCAGGGCTGGTCCATGTCCCGATGCGGTATATGCGGTAACTGCCAGCGTCAGCCTGCTCCCGGTACATGCGCCCGGCTGCCCCGGTACGCTCCACTTCCTCCTTAATTACCGCCCGGAATCCGATGGTGTCTGGGAACAGCTTCGCCTCGTTATCCAGGAACGACTGTGCATACTCCACTGTACAGCCTGTAGCAAACGCAATCCCTTTAGCCGTAGCCCCATACTGTGCAGCAAAGCTCGGAGGCTTAATATCCGTACGCTGCTGCTTCCAGTACTTATAGTCCGGCCCATCGGCGTTGTGGCAGAGGTCGTACATCTCTTCGTAGGTTTTGTTCTCCTTGAACGCTAGACGGTAGCAGTGCATATCTGTGCCGTTCTGCAGCAGGCTCAGCAGCTTCCTGTCTCCGGTGTGCACACAGGACATAACCACCTCAAGAGCAGAGTAGTCAACCTCTGTGATACGACCTCCGGCCCCATACCGGCTTGTAAACATCTGTTTAACTCGGCTAGTTCCGTCTCTAGGAAGATTCTGGAGGTTGGGGTTAGAGCCAGAGAGTCTACCAGTGACTGTACTGCACGTATTGAGCCGGTGGTGGATAATACCGCTTCCATCAGGGGATTGGGGGATAACGTATTGCAACATCCCGGACAGCTTCTTAACTGACCCATCTTCGTTGTACTCCGTTCGCAGGTAGTAGGTTCCCGTGTCCTTCTCCAGAGCGCCTAGCTCGTTCACCAATCTACAGAACTCGAAACCTTGTCGAGCCAGTGCCTCCATTGCATCAGTGCTGGTGCTATACACAGGGGTGCCATCCTGCAGGGTGCGCGCCTGTCGGAACTCCCCGCGCTCTGCGTACTTCTCCCGGATAACTTCCGGAAGCTCCTGGATGTCAACTAGGCCCGGACAGAAGTAGAGGTCGTCCTCCCACTTGAGCTTCTCCTCCTCTGTATCAAGGCGGAACACTTTGGGCAGTCCCTTGTTCTTGCCGGACTTGTACGTGGTTGCACCTGGCGGTGCGGGCATGTCATCCACGGCAACCCAAGTGTCCCCTACTTGCCAGTAGTCGGCCTTGACGTACTGAGGAGGGTCATATGGAACCTTCTTGCGGTACTTGATAGGCCCGCCGTACACCAGTGCGGACATATGGAAGTCCGAACCGAAGTTAAAATCCAGCGTCTCCGGTAGGTCCTTCGGGATGTACTGCTGCAGCTCCTGCTTAATCTCGCGGATGCGCTGCTCCTGCTCCTCTTGATTCTTGCGAGCAATAGGCATATTCACGAACAGGCCGAACCATTCGCAGTACGCCCAAGCCAGCAAGGCATCCATACGCTCCCACACGTACTGCATCTGATTGCGCTGGGCGAACGTAGCGCACTGGCCGTAGAAGCATAGGGCCGTGTTAGGAATGTCCCCGTTCACCAGGTAATCCCTAAGTAGGATGGGGTCTATCTGTGAGGTTAAGACACCTTGTTCCCACAAGATTTTTACACCATCAACCTTATGTTCTCCTCCGTACTTAGGTGCAGTTTCATCCAAGGAGGGGTACATACTCTGAAAGTCTGAGACAATGTACTCCCCATGCATCGTGTCGAATACACGACCACCCCGCTTTAGGAACTCCTCGAAGTGTTGCCGCTGGTATGTTAAAAACCAGCTAATTTCGAAGGCTGCGTTGTGGGCTACGATGAGCCAACAATCACTCGGTATACGGAACCACAAATGCTCCCCAGCTACGTCGTCGAGGAACTCCTGTTTACTGTTGAATCGGATGTCAAATGTTGGCTCTACGGTAACTGTACCGTCGTCCCCAGTCCGGTCTATGCGGTAAGCTGAATGCACCACATAGTTATCAGGACAGTGCGGGCTGGCTTTACTGCCATAGTAAGGATTATTCTCGACCTCAAGGTCTATCGTCATAATGCTAGTCGTCATTATCCAAAGCCTCTCGCGCTTTATTTATTTCATAAAACATATAACCCATCAGGTAAGTGAAGGGCTCTTGGTTATTAGTGTCAATTATGATATCTTTGTAGTGACAGAGATTCAGTACTGTATGCGCACACTCATGTGCCACAGTACGTGCACCTGCTTGTTTGGGTAGCCACACCACTTGCGTGTCTCGGAAACACACAACCAGCCCGTTAGCCCTGTAATGTTCTGGGTCAACCTCTACTTCACAATGTCGCTTAGCAAGCTCGGTGCACGTATCGGCATCAGAAGTTACAAATACCACGGAGCCGTATATTGGTACATTAATTCTCTTGTACCTCGCCTTCATTTCCACTTAACCCTCCGAGCCTTGTTGATAGCCAGATGCACAATCAGCTGACTGCTGTCCAGCGCAAATTGTTTACGGAAAGTACCTGCAGATGCAGCGTACACCTTGATTACCTCGTCGTCGAGGTAGTTGATGTCTGACGGTTTAAGCATACTAGTAAATCTCCCAGCAGTGATATAGACCCTACAATATCCCACTCTCTCTGATTGTAACGCGCCCCAAGTTCCACTGTACAAAATTCCCCCGTAACGCGGTGGCGCACCACATAACTACCACGTATAATTCCTGTGTAATCCACTTTTTGGATAACCCCTGTGTAATCTACTTGCATAGTAGCCTCCTGTGTACCTACATAGCGCCCTCAGAGAAGGCGCTAGGGAAGTCACTTGATTGGCGGCGGGGGCTCGATAGCCTCTAGCAGCGGCTGCTGCAGCAGGTATGTGTTATACGCCTGTATAGCTTGCACCGCCAAGCCCCGCAAGCGCAAGGCTTCGTTTACGTCCCAAGAAGTAGCGCCGGGTGATTCCAGGGTGAACGCGTCAGCATCAAAGCCGAACTGAGGCACACTAGATTCAGCAAGGCATATAGAGGCGCCGCGCACGGTGCTTACAGTGTATACGCAACCTTTTCGCACGCCGGTTCGTTCCACAGTCTCAGGGGACACACCAGTAGTGCGCCGTACTTTATCTCCAACTTTAAAACTATGCATTAATCTGACCCTCGTCAAATCGGCAACGCCCCGGCTCGAATCCCACCTCGAATTGCAGGAGCGATTCTTTACCAGACAGTGCCATCTTGTTCTTCGGAGTACTGATACCACGGACGTTTTGCATGTGCGGCTGCTCGTTCCTGTCCAAGCACCCCATCATAATCGCCAAGTCCAAGGCACCTTGTACGCCAATCTTGCTCTGCTTCATAGCGGTGAGCGGCGGGAACAGCATGCTGTAACCTTCGAGTGAAAGCTGCATAGTCCCTACGATAGCGCAGTCGTTCTCGCACCCAAGGATGCGCAGCTCCTGCCACTTCGCCTCAAGGTTCTGGTGCTCACTCTCCATAGTACCGCCACGGATATTCGCCACCATATCAATGATGATTACCGCGGGGCGCATCTCCTCCATGAGCGTGGATATCTGCGCCATCGTCAGGGAGTGCGCAGCCTTAACGCGAATCCGGTCAGCCCTGCCTACTTTCTTGAGGTAGGCTGGAACGAACTCTTGCTTACTGTGCCGGTCCTTAATCTCCGCCAGAGTCCAGTGCAGCGCCGCTTGATATACCCTCGGCACTGTACGCGTCGCTGGACCCTCGTTAACTAGCCATAGAATCGGGCGGTCCCCGTATACTTCCGGCTGCTGCTGCATCTGCTCAGCAAAGTCCACAGCAATAGCAGCAAGCAGGCTAGTTTTACCAGAGTCCACAGGAGCAGCCACTGCGATACAGTCCCCGCCACGTAGACCTCGGATGTTGCTAGAGAGTTGCTCGAACACGCCCAGTTTAAGACCGCCGCTCTCGTCAGTCGCGGCAAGTATCTCGTCAACACTTCCGCTCTCCCATTCAAGCAGCGACTCATGCACCGCAGCACCATCACCGTACTTGCGCTGGAGGTGCTTCATCTCCAGAAGATAATCAACCTCCTCACCGTCTTGGTAGCGCTGTGTAAGTGCCGCAACCTCCCCGCTGTAGGCTAGCTCATTCAGGGTCTGGACAATCCCCACCACAGAATCCTGTGGCACAGCTTGTACTCCCCGCATAAGCTCGTCCATGATTACTCGCTCTTCCCGGGATAAGTGCCCGGCCCGGAGGTTGAGCATGCTCTGCATGGCGTCCCACTGCACCTCCTGGTGCTCTGGGTACGTGTTCCAGTACAGTCCCACCCAGTCCAGTAGGTTTGATGTATCTGGCGCTAGCATAGACTTGGGTATCTGCTCTCGCAGTCGGTTCCAGACCTTCTGCGTGCACATCGCCTTAACAACTATAAGGTCCAATTAAACCTCCGTCAACTCTACTTGTTTAACATACCCTCGGTGGATGGCGTCTTTAAAGTGTTCTAATGTGTAATTGGAATGTCTCCAATTATGTTCCCCCTTTAAGCGGACGCAAACAACACCGTGCTTGTTAACTCTATAATGTTGACCAAACATACCCTCGTACGTAATCATGACAAAGCCTCCAGTATCTCTCTGATTTCTGCGTCCTTAGGATCCGCAGAGAAGTAGTGTTCTCGGCACTGCATGAACGGGCGTAACGCCCGGCGCGCTGCCGCTACCCCGGCGTGTCCCGACGGGTCATTGTCCAGCATCAGAACCACTTCCGGGCGATTCTGAATCAGCCAGGCTCGCAGCGGCGTGGGCAAGCGTGTACCCAGCATAGCTATAGCCTGCACGTTCAACACACTGTAGTTCGTAACTGCGTGCTGTATCTTCCTCGCTGAAAGAAAGTCCTCGGTAAGCACGACCTTTAGAGGTGCGGCCGCAGCTACAGCCGGTGCTACGGCAGGTGCCGCGACAGCGAAAGCTATTGGCTGGCCGTACATTACCCACTTCGGTTGCTGTCGTGCATGCACTGCACGGCCCAGAGCAGCGCTTCCGACACGGAAGATTATCCGCTGTTTCTCTTTGCTCCATTCTACATCCTCCACCATTTCAGGCATGATTCCCTTTGTGGTCAGGAATCCGTAAATAAAACTCTGCGTTTCCGCAGGCGCTTGGCTAATGCAAATTGCATCTGCAGGTGCAGAGGGCTGCACCCTCGGCTCTTCCTGTAACTGTATGCGCTGGTACTGCTTGTGCTCCTTGCCTACCTGTTTACAGCGGTGGCAATAGTATTCCCAGGCATCCGGGTTATTGTAGAGCACCCCGGCGGCGTCCCTACCGCAGCACCGAAAGCGTGCCCTCTGCCCTACGGCCAGGCGCTTGCACGCTCTAAGCCAGGGCTGGTCCATTACTTAATTTCCAGAGCTGTGGCGTAGGTAAAGTCAGGCTGCCGAAGAAGCTGGTGCTCATTCAACAGCACCGGCGCGCCATCGTGCAGGTAGAATATATCCCCGCTAGGAGGCTTTATGGCCCAGTAAATTTTTGTGCCCCAGGTAAAGGGGATAGCCGTCCTGATAGAAACAGGCAGAGTGCTATAGTTTATGGTGCTAGACATTAGCTTTCTCCTTGCGTTTGATTTCCATAGCCATGCGGCGCAGGTCGTGCGCCAACTGCAGGGCTGCGTCGGCATCAAGCCGTGTCCATTTGCTATGGTCTATGGACAGACTAATAGCCTCCGCTGTATATGGCGACTGCCGCACAGTTAATCCAGATGTACCACCAGCTGCTCGCTTTCCTGTTAGCAGAGTGAACATATCCGGATAGTAAACGCTATCCGGAACCGGGGGCAGCCCCTCTTCCGGTTCTTGGTACATATTAAAATATGCCCAAGGCCAAGGATAAGGGTACACTCTGTTGCATGCTTTAAAATCCAGCTGTAACCAGAAAGCCCCATCTCTGGCTACGTCCGTAACGGTGTAGTAATCTCTATCACCCTGCAAAGCATAAAAATCAGTGGCACAGCCTGTACCGGGTGCCAGCACCACTTTATCACCAATCTTAAACTTGGACATAATCAACCCTCCACAATATTATCGTATCCGCCCCAGTCCTCTACGACTCGGGTGCCTAGTTCAATCAGTTCTTCTTTAAAACCGTAATCGGAGAACACCATGATGTACTCCGCCGCCTTCGCTGGGTTCTCCTGTACCCAGCTAACCAGTTGTTGTTTAGAAAGCTGTGACACTACACGGAACGCAGCCAGCAATTGCGGGTCCTCGTCCGGCGGCATATCCCACGGCTGCCGTAAACTGAGTGTCGATGCAGAGAGCCATTGGTCTGGCTCTACTACCCTAGGGTCCCGCTCAATCGGAAGGTGCGAGAACGTACCATCTTGCAGTACCCGCTCAAGCACTTGCCCAAGGATGTTCAGGTCCAGCACCTCATCCGGGGTGTGCTCGTGCATGTACCCCACTCCGACGTTGGTGCACTCAGGGATAATCCCGACGAACTCAGCTGAGTCAGTGTACACCCCCTTCTGTAAGTGCCGATCCGTGCGTCCCAGGCGCTCTGCCAGGGTCTTGGCAAAGGCGTCAGAACAGCAGCGCATGTACCGTTGATGCGTAATGATTCCGTCGCCGCGTCTGTCGAAGCTAATCATGGCCTTGACCCCAGTCCAAAACCCAGTGTCATCCTTGACTGATGCAGCGCTGCCCTCGCAGCCAACCTCTTCATCCACGAAGAAGCAATAGCGTCCATGCACACCCCGCCGCAGCATCTCCAGCATCAGGTAGATACCTGCGCCGCAGTCCGCCCCCAAGCAGTCAGCTTGTTGCGGATTCTTTACGAACAGTACGCCCTTGTTAGTGCAGCCGACATCCGGCGCAGCGCTGGTTGGGCGCGCCACTGTGTCGAGATGAGACGTAAACGCTACGTCACTTTGCTCTGAGTCCCCCACCAGCACGAAGTAGTTCCCGTGCTTGTCCTTTACGTAATGCATACCACTACCCAGCGCCTGTAGCGACTGCATAAGCAGCGGCTCGAACCACTTAGTGCTACCCCAGCTAGGCCGGTGCGTTCGCAGTATCTGCAAGAGCAGCTGCATATCAATCCCGTGCGGATTCAAGAACATTAAGCTGCCTCCTCTACTTCTTCTTCGTCATCGTTGCCCAGGTACCTCTCTCCCAAGCAATCAGCTGCATACTCAGTGAGAATTAACCCATGCACTGGGTGTTCTTCTGCGTGCTCAATAAGCACCTGCCGGTCCTGTGCAAACACCAGCTCTTCTGAATCGTGCACTACCCCCTCTACTGCGCAGTACTCGATGTCCGCATCATATACATAGGCGTCGTGGTAATCAGACCAAGAGCAGCTCCAGTGATTATGCAGCCCTTCTCGGCCAACTACGTATACAAACTCCCCCCCTTCAACGCAGCCATCGCAGACCATTTCATCGTCGGCGGTTTCATGCATGTCCTCGACTGAGTATCGCCCCTCGCAGCAGCAGCACCGGGCAGATTCTGTGCCAACGTAGATGTACCCTTCGGATTCCTGCGCCTCGTACTCATAAGCATCACGGATTACAAAGGCGTCTTCTCCGTGCTCATCTACGCCGCACTGGCTGCTGTCTAAATAGGGCATCAGCACTGCGCCGCTGTGACTTGGGTGGGGTATACGCGCCAGCATTACCCCTTCGAGACACTCAGTGTTTCTGGTGTACCCATGCCCTCGCAGGATTGCGTCCGCAGCGTTGCCGTAAGCACGGACGTACTCGTTAGTTTCTGTGTTAACGATTGCCCGTGCCTGCACTTCGAAGTCGTCGCCGAACAGTTCCCCGGTGTACTGGATGAATAGGCGCAACCCATTATCCGGCAGCCCGTGGCTGGTGGTAGCGTAAGCCCGCACAGGGCTATGCTCAAATGAGTACCCGCTCATGCAGCTACCAGGGCCGTTCTCGTAGGCGTCGTACCATTCCTGCTCGGTCTTGCACAGGTACGTTGTAGGCTCTACGTTCATAGCCTTGAGGTCTTCGATAGCATCGCGGAAGTCCACGCCATTTCCGTAGTAGTTAGCGAGCCACTTGCCTACGCGCATCTCTACGCAGCGGTACTCAGTAACTGCGGCGAAGTCCTTGTGCATCCGCGGCTGCCCCAGCATCACGATGGGCTCACCATTGCGGAAACCAAAGCCCAACGGCACTGCGAATCTAGATACTACGAAGCCATGCAGCTTCATGAGCAGCTCAGCGGCGTTGCCATCGCGGATGTGTCTGCCGTAATCGTAGCCAGTGTATAAGCGGCGCAGCTGCTCTTCTGGCGCAAGCATAATGCGCTCGAATAACTGCACTGCCTGCTTGTGCACCTTGTAACCGGTGAACTCTTCTACACTAGCAACTACGCGCTCAACCACTACATTATCGCCCTCGTAGAAGTCGCGGTGGCGTTCCCAGAACTTGTTGTCGATGGTGATTCGCGCCGGGGCAAAGAGCTCGTAGAAAGTTCCACTGTCATACAGGTCCACCTTTTGCAACGGGCCTCGAACCGTCATTACTGCGTGATACTCCGGGTGCAGTATCCCGCCTATAGTTACCTCTAAGCCCGGAGTTAGCATGCTGACAGTGCGGAGACCCATAAGCGCCTGCAGTGTACCTTCGGTGTGGGGGTGGTCAGCGCCCTGCATTTGCAAGTCTTGGAACGGGGTCCAGTAATCACCGCTGGAATACATCGAACATTTAATTGGCAGTGCGTTTGCACCTTCCGGCAACACTACTTTCCATTCGATAGGTGCTGTGTTAGTATCTTGCATTTTCATTTGCTCCTCGGTTAATATTTCGTCGTGCATTAAGAGTTCAGCGTGCATACCACGCAGCGAGCTGTCTTTGCTTATAGTACGAGCGCACAGCCTCTCTAAATCTTGTGTAAGCTCCACGATACCCGTACCGTAGCAGTGCTGCGACCACATCGAACTGAATGTGCTCTTGCAACTGCCGCGCGGCAGACTCTGTATACTCTCGGTAGGCTGTGAGAACAGTGCCAACACCCTCTTTTCTAACGTGGAGTAATCGACGCTCAACCGGCACGATTTGCTTGAGTTCATTAGGAACCTCTTTGAATGTTTCCCAAGTGCAGCCGCACTTGCCCTGTGTTTCCAGCAGCTTCCACATGAAAACAGCTGCTTCGTCCACCGACATCATGTGAGCCTCCCTGCAGGAGTAGTTGGGTGTAGTCTAGCTTTAGCCTTTAAGTATGCTTCGCGAGCTTCGTTTTCTGTGGGGTACACCCCAAGATACGCTTGCTTCCCGTTTGCTGCTATGCGGGCCATGTACCCTCCTCGAAACGGATAGTACCCCTTCGCCTCTCTATTGTGGTTATTAATTAGGACGTTGGCCGCCCTTAGGTTTTCAGGACGGTTATCATCCCGCTGCCCATTGATGTGGTCAACTACTGGTGGGAAGAACCCGCTGGTAAGTGCGAAAACCACCCTATGAGCTTGCAAGTTACGCCTGCGAAGCATTCCGTGATAGTAACCCCTATTACTCTTGCTGGTGAACGCCTCTGCTCCCACCGGAGTGCGCGTCCTGGGTGCTTTCTTCCAGCGCAAACCAGTGGTAGAGGTGGTGTCGACGTAGAGATATTCCCGAAGCAAGCACAGCAGCGCTGTTTCGTCTACTGTGAGCATAGACTACCCACCTTGAATACCACGTTTCGGGCCACTAGGGTGCTGTGCTTGCTTGTAACTACCAAGCCGACAGTGCAGTATGACGGCATCCACCGCTGCAAATACCTGTTGTAGAACTCGGCCCGCTCATGCAGCGTGCTGCACAGTGATACCCGGTATAGCACGCTGCATGGGCGCTTGTATACATCATACTTAATCATACCACACCCCGCACATTAAACCGGACGCAGTAACCGCGCAGGGTCATACCCAGGCGCTGCGCTTGTTTCTCATAGTGCTGGCGCAGTGCTGCCTTCGCGCTGTGCTCCCGCGCCAGCCCGTCGATTGTTGGTTGCTGCCTACGCATCAGCAGCGTCTCAGGATTCTTTCCATAAGCCATCACACCCCGCCTCCACTAACAAGGCGCACACACATGAGCTTAGTGTAAGGCCCAAAACTATCATAGCGGCGCTCTGCATACACAGCTACTATGTCATCGGAAACCTTGGCCTCTTCGCCCAAGTATCTTGCAGGCAAGGACTTGTATTTTCCAGTACAATACGGGTACTTGACAGCGCCGGGATTTGCATCCGCAATACGCAACGCCTCAGATTTACGAATGAACTTTAAGATTTTCATAGCCGCCAACACCTCTCAAATTTCGTTGTTACTCTTACCGTCCACAGTGAGCGTCACAGCGGCGTTCGGGTACTGCTCCCGCACCGCCGCAAGGATACGCGCGCCCAGCTCTTTGCAACCGCCCTCGGGGTCTTCAAAGAGGTCATACTCAGGGCGCGGCTGCGGTTCCTGCGCCGCCGGTTGCTGTAATTGCACTGTGCAGTAGGGCACCGGGTTGTTTACGTCGTTGCCCAGCACCAGCATAGCGCTGGTCACAATGATGTTGAATACATTAACCATAGAGTTGTCTCCAGTCGTTGATAATGCCAAGATTCACGGCGTCCAGCACAGTGCGGGCAGCCATTTCGGTGTGAGTATCGATATACTCAAGCACGTTGTCGGTAAAGGGGCTTCCAGTTAATATAACCACCGTGAACGCGTAGTCCTGCTCCATGTTTCGGTAAGCCTCATAAAGTTCATGCCCCGGATAAACCAGTATTGCTTTCATATGCCACCTCATACGCTAGTTGCATTCACATAGCGCCCCGTAGGACGCTATAGGCTTGCTACTGGAGGTAATCTCCCAAGCCCTCATATACCCACTTTTGAGCTATTGCCCGCATGGGAATATCGAAGGCGTCGGAATCGTTGGCCGCAGGGCACAAGGCACACCACTTGATAGCCAGAGCTGCGCTACCGCCGCCACCGTTACCCGGGCAATCGTCAGAGGTACAGCGGCCCGGGCCATCGTAGTAAACCCTACCACAATATTTGCACTTGATAATCATAAGTGTCTGCTCTCTGCTATTATTACGACCAGTAGCGCAATCGCTAGAATGAGTCCTACAAGTTCCATACTCATGCAGCCACCTTCAATGTTGCATCCAGTACAGCCCGTACATCCACGCCCTGCGATACTAGCATAGACACGAGGTCAGCATCGCTTACGCCAGTCTCTTTAGCCTTCTTGATGGCGTTTTTAACGCGCCCCAGCGCTTGCAAGCGCACTGCATCGGCATCGAGCGCGTCATTCTTCACTTGCTCTGCTTCGGCAGCGTACAGGGCCATACAGGAGCTGTAGAAGCTGGCTACAATAACCTCGCGGCCCTGCTTGTCCGCTTGTTTATAGTCCAGGCGCATAGTGTCCAGTTCGATACCCAGCTTCTCTGCCGACGTATAGCACTTCTTCGCGTTGAACTCATATTTGCCGGAATCTTTATTGAACTTGATAGGCAACAGCGTGCGCAGCACCATATCAAAGTCAGCGGCATCACTGCGCTGCATATCCGTCGCCCAAGAAACGTTGCTACTAATCAGGCCGTGAAAGAGCGCGCTGATAGTGATGTTACGTTTTGCTTCCACCACGCCAGACAGCGCTTTGCGGATACTGGCAGCGGCAGTAAGTTTAAACACGTTTGCAGTTGAATTGGCCATGATGCACCTCGTTGATTGGTTTTAGGTAATTACTTCACATAGCACATCGCAGGATGCTATAGGCTGTAATTAGCGTCCGAACTGTCCGGCAGTGTACCACCCACTAGGCTGTTTGCTGCCGCTATAGGTCTTGGTCTTACCGCGCACGTTCTTGCTAAACGTCGCAGATTGCTTCATCCGCATATACCCTGCACGGTTTAGTGCGTCCCGGCGCTTTCTAAGTTCCGGGCCGGATAGCTTCTCAAGACCTTCGAATTGTTGTTTCAATTTATCTCGGTACTTCATTATAGTTCCCCTTGTAACGTTTTAACGTTTGACGGGTTAGATTCTGGCGGAATGTCACGTACCCGCCTAAAACCTAACTCAAACGTCCCTAGCTCCGAGGTTGCTAGGATACCAGCAGTTTAGCTGCCAGCTTTCGAGTACGACCCACTGCACGACCGTGGAAGGGACTCAACCTCTCGACACTATTCTTTTAGGGGACAGTGTCTCAGCGTCCCCGCCGTTTGTAGTCTCGGCCCTTGACCTTACTTCTTTACTGCTACTGATTGTCTAGGATTGGTCGTCAACGTACCAGTCAAGGTACTGGGCCTCCCCGCAAACCAGCTTACTACGTTGTTCGCTGTCTAAGGTACTCAGTGTATCTGAACTTGTCAAGCGTTTAGTTTTAAGCCGTTCGTTTTATGGTTCGATACCCTGTAGCGGCTTGCCACGTGGAAGTGTCCTGTTTTACATGAGTCTTCAACTATCCGCATGGTTCCCAGATATTTAACCTGCTTTCGCTCAGTGCATCTGGTGTGCTTCTGGGATTCAATCTAGCTTATGTCCTTCGCGGTGTTAACTCTTTTTATCGAGTGTCTAACCCTTCACACTATCTAGCTTTAATCCGGCGGAGCCTCCCGGCTCGGCCCCGGTTAGCCTAGCTAGTCGCCAGTGCCTCCCGGTGATTGAACTATAGCCCTATTGAACCAAAAGAAGCAAGTACTTTTTTTTAAACTTTTTATCTCTTACAGCAAAAAGGGTAAGCAGGGCAAATACTTAGAACCACACTAGGGAGAGCTCTAGGGATAGCCACTGCTAGCCACATCTAGCCAATACTACCTAACACTATCTAATACTGCATAGAGCAGAACGCAGTGCCCGTACGCAGTGTAAGGGCACGGAGTGATGCGGTGACTGTGTAGGTATGTCAGCCTACTGCGTAGGCACAGGGACATACTAGTGAGTACCTAGTGAGTAGTAGAGTATATAGTGCCCTAAAACCCTCCTACTCCGGTTACTTCATTTCATAATAGCTTTCGAATGAAAGTAACAGCAAAGGGATAGCGACAGAGTGTGGATGTGCGCCCTAGTGGGGAGCGCGCAGCGTAGCATAGAATCGGCACAATGTAAAGCACTAGCGATAGCCAGTGGATAGCCTAGTGCATACTAGGGATAGCGCCGTGACGCGCTACAGCGCACTAGCTGGCCCACTAGGCAGGCGCTACTGGCCCCACTATGGCCCCACAATGGACTCACAAAATAAGCAAGGGTTACGCCACTAGGCAGGCACAAAATAAGCAAGGCAGAGCGCACCTCTATGGCCCACAGTGAGCGCCCTAGTGAGCACACAGGGATAGCCCTAGAACGCAGCACAGGCCCGCTGAGGCGCTCTGGTGCGCACTAGCAGGCCCTAGCAGTGCCCTAGCAGGCCCTACTATGGCCATCTAGACGGCTAGACGTCCACCCCACCCCCTCCTTTTATGCGCCAGCCACCCCCTATGGGGGCAATTGGGCGCGTTCAGGGTGAGG